TTAAATTATTTATACGGAAATATTCTTCTGGTCGTTTAGCCCTTCGTCCTCCAAAATTGCCAGACCAAAAAGCTCCATCTTTATAATGTTTATAAAAACTTTTTCTTACATAAGGAACCATAGTCCAATCCAGATGACTAGCACTAACACCACCAAACTGCTGTAGTGATTGCAGTTGAAAGATTACTGCAACTAGCTGGAAAGCAGTATTGATGCTATTTGCAGGACGCACATCTGTCTGTCTGGTGTTAAATCCATTTGCCAATAAGTCGTCAAAGGGAACAGTTAAGCAGTTATGCATGCCTACCGCATACGCGTCAAGATCGTGAATGTAGATCTCATTATTTAGATGCCGTTGCCGAGATTTCTCTGACATACAATTATAAAGAGCAAATTCCTTCATAAGGACAGAATCAGCTTCACCTTTTCTTCCGCCAAAACTATGTTCATCTACATTTGCATTTTGATTTTGAACATTACTAGCTTGAAGTTTTTCTTTAATCACATTCATCATATGATTATTCCATTGCCGCTCTTTATCCCTATCATGGCGATATTCTATATATGCGGTAGCCACATCTTTACGTTTACAACTCATAAGTCCATGTTCAACAAGAGTCTGAATGTCATCAATAGTGAGTTCGTTTGGAATCCCTTCCATATAACCTTCAATATAATCAGCTATATTTTGTGCTTTTACTTCTGCATAGGCGGAAATTAATCCATCTACCTCTTGAAAAGCGGCTAATACAGCTTCTTTAATTTTTTCTGAATCGAAAGGAACTTTACGACCATCTCTTTTAATTACATAGTACATATTAAATTTTACCTCCCTAGTTATATAATTATTTTAAGGTTTGTAAATATATATAAAATCTACAAGATATTGATTAATCAATTATGACCATATAATTCTTTTATCTTATTTTGTGACGTTTCCCAATCTGGGTCGTCATCTTTAATATAATAATATTTTCTTTCATTATCACAAAGTTCTTTATATTTTTTTATATACCAATCTGACTTTTTTAAATCTTCTTCACCATTCTTGTCTGCTGCGCGATAGCGATATTTCCAGCTATTGCAAAGGCAGAAATTTTTTACCGCTTCTAGACCAAAGACAAGGATCATCTCGTCTATACATTCCATCGCTTCAGAACGGTTGTAATGAGAAGGGTGATTTATTGCTTCTTTTTTTTCTTTTACTTCTATCATTTCAAAACTCCCTAAAACTAAATTCTGCTCCACAGTTACATTTTACTTTTCCAAAAACTCCTATTGAAGTTGGTGTAAATATATATTTATAACAAGCTCCTATCACTCCACCTCGCGGGAATGGGTTATTAGGATCTTTGGGATGGCATTCTGACTCATGTTTATCTATCCATTTATTAATCAATGCTTGTTCTTCTTCTGAGACAGGGAAACCTCTAAGATAATCTTCTAATAACATGGTACATCTTTCTTCCATTTCTTGAAGTTGTTTATCTTTCCATTTTTCATTTTCAAGTTCTTTTATTTTAGATAAGAGATAATTATTACGTTCTTCTTGCTCTAAGAATTTTGATTTTAATATTGTACATAGTTCATCAATAGGTGGAATGGTAATGAAACCATCTTTTTGAGTGTATATTGAATGTTTTATATCCATGTTTTATTTTCTCCTATGCGGGAATTGCGGTGGCGGGTACAAGATTTAGTATTTTTATACAAAATTTTTAGCAAATCTTGTACCCATTTCCGCATTTAAAAAATCCTAAACTGCTTTTAGTTTTATAAAGTCGAGCGCTTGCCGCCCGCCCGCCTAAAATTCATTCAATTAAATCTATTCTTCATAATCTTCTTCTATTGTACCATTTGCACTAAATCTCTCATGTTGAAGTTTAATTTCATCATCTAATATTTGCGTAATCTTATATAATTGATGTGTCCCAGTAGACTGGTACGTCTTACCAACAAATTGATCCTCTCGCCGGTATCCAGTTATTAATAACATAGTTCCACGTTTAAACCAACTTTTTTCTACCACCTTTTTTGTACCATCTGGTTGAATTTGACTAATTTGACGTTTAAACATTGCAAAATAGTCCTTTGTAAACTTCACATTAACTACTCCTGTTGTTGTTAAAAGTGAGACTATATGACGAGTATCATTCTTAGCAATTACAGTTCCTATTATTCTATATAATTTATAAATAGGAATTTGATTATTTTTTCTTCTTATAAAATAATCAATTTCTTCTGATTGCAATTTATTAAAATCAGCTAAATTATATTTATTAACATTAACATTTTTTAATTCATGCTCTCCATGATAAAAACATAATGACTCCATTTCCCAATGAGATTCAGTACCTTCCGCATATTTATCCCACATTTCTTTAAATAATAATGTGTTATATTCATTTAAAGTTTCTATTTGAGTTGCTTTAAGCCAATCTCTTGCAGAATCCATTTGTGCTTGATAAATTTTGTCCCAAGCGGTTTGTGTTATACAAAAGACACCATTAATTGTTTCTACTTGGTCTAATACGTTAGGTAAAAATTTCTCAATAAATTGCATACATATATCATTAAACTGATAATATTTACCAACTTTACAGGATGCTTTAAGATATTTTGTAAAGTTATATATTCTTATCTGCAATTCTAAATCTGCGGGAACCAGGTTGTGCTGAACAAGCCCGTTCCAGTTCTGCAAAGTTAATCTCTTTTTAGGTTCGCATATTTTAGAAATATAATATGCCATTATCATTCTTCTATTGTTGAGAACGCTTTCTACTTCATCGAATGCCCCAGCTTTAATAAGATTTATCATAGCAGTTTTCTTTAATGGGCATCTCTGCATGAAATCTTTTATCCCAATATATGGTCTCCCGCTTTTTATCTTTTCTATTGTTTCTGTATTAATATTACTTAATGCTTTTAATCCATAAAGTATTCTATTATTTTCTACATCAGGTTTAAATCCATAATCTGATGTATTTATATTAACAAGAGAAACATCAACTCCGCGGGAAGTGATTTCTCCTATTGCCTTAGCAATTTTTGCATAATCCGCATTTTTTTCTTTTTTCTTACCAGATCTATCTTTTAAATCTGTATAAGTATAATCTTCACTATCTTCTTTTTCATATATATTAACTATTTCTGCTTCATCTTCTTCAAGACTTCCGCTATTTACTACTAAACAGGCGGTATCCCAGTATATAGGATTCCATTTAGTTGCGAGATAAGCAGTTTGATACCCGATAAAAGAATAAGCTAACGCGTGTATGATGGAAAAGGAGTAGCCCATCTGAGGTCCTATCCCACATCTCCAAACATATTGACCCAAAGCTTGTGAAGTAGCTTGTCCTAATATTTGTTCTTTAAGAGCGGGAATCTTATTCATCTGTTTCTTTCCAACGATCTTACGGGCGGCGTTCGCGTCCTTTAAACTGAACCCACAGATATTTTCATCCATAAGCATTTTCATCATCTGCTCCTGGCTAGGAGGGACTCCATATGAAGATTTAAAATAAGGTTCAAGAACTTTCATTTCAGTTTCAGTTAATCCAGCTCTTTTCATCTCATCATACCAGAGATTTATATTATTTTTAAATCTAACATACTTCTCCATTGGAGTTTCCGCACCTTTTTCTGCGGTCATTAATCTCATTAACCCATTTGCGTCTGAAAGCTCTATCATACTAGATGGGCGTATCTTTTTTGCGGCTTGACTTCCAATAGGACTATCAAACTGAAAGATATTAAGAATATTATTATTTTGAATATTTTTCCAAACATCTTTATCCTCTATATCTAAAACATCAGGATGAAAATATTTATCATATACTTCTCTTAAAGTTAAATCACTTTCTATTTCTCCTTCTTCTTGAAGAAACTTAATGCATTGTGTAATCTTGTCTTGTACTTCGGTAAGCAAGAAGTCATACTTCGTCATACCTGCGGCTTCCGCCATATGGAGATCGTACTGTGTTATTATATCTCCACTTGGAGTTTTCATAAAGCATCCAAATTCATATGGATCTTCATCAAACATAATTACACCAGAGGCATGACTTCCACGGCGACTAATAAGCCCCTCGATACCTTGCATAATTTTTAATAAACCAGGATACTGCTCTACTTCATTAATAAATGCGGTAACAGGTTGTCTATCTTTTTCTTTATTACCATTTATTACTTCATCTAATGTCCATAAAAATCCTCGCTCACTAGGAATGAGACTTGAAAGGTACTGAGCGATGTCATTATCAATTCCATCGGGATACTCTTCTGACCTATATCCGCGGCAAGCGGTAAGAATAGTTGATTTAGTTGTTTCTGTTCCAAAGGTAGCGATGAGGGTGCATCCTAAATTCTGTCGAGATAAAGAGTCGATGTTCGGAGTAAAATTTTTTCCTCTTTCTTCTTTTATTTTTTGTATAATAAGCGGGCGCTTACTGGGGCAAAGATCTATATCAATATCACCAAGTTCTAGTCTTTCCTTATTGAGGTAGCGCCAGAAAGGCAAACCCCACTTTATCGGATCTAGCTGAGTCACTCCAAGAAGATAATGATTTAATCCTGAACAAGAAGAACCACGTCCCGCACCAACTGTACTTCCACACTCCCAAAAGAGATTAATATAATGCTGAAGTGTAATAGGATATGAAAACATATTTGTTCCTAATTTCTCACCTATTGTTCTTTTAATATCTGCTTCTTCTTCAAGCCTTTCTAAATAACGAGGTTCTGCTAAATTCTTTTCTCCTAATTTATTTACACATTCATTTACCCAATATCGTTCATATATATCATTACTATTATACATAGAAGTTAATATAGGTAAATTATTTTTAAAATAACTTCCTAAATTATTTTCTTTAGGATAATCTTTAACTTCAACAGAAGGAATAACCTGTGGATGAGTTAAATCATAAAATTCTATTTTATCATAAATCTCCATACTATTTTTACACATTTCTTCATAACTATCAATAATAGATGGAGTTAAATTCTTTTTAATATCTTCTTCGTCTTGAAGATAAGCATATTCATAAAACTGTGCGGTCTCCCGCTCCCCGCCTTTACTATTAAGATATGCTTCATGGACATATCTATCTTCTTTTGTTAAATAATGTGCATCTGTGCCTATTACCATTTTAACTCCAAATTGAGGAGCTAATTCTGCAAGTTTTTTATTTACAGCTATTTGTTCGCGGGAAGCACCTGGAGCACATTCCACGTAAAAGTCATTTCCAAAGACATCTTTACACCAAAAAATAAAATCTATTATTCTTTGTTTTGCTCTATTGGCGGAAGGTGCATCACCTAATTGTCTTGCTTTTTCCATCTCAAGGACAGAACCAGATAGTTCTCCACCCATACAAGCTGATGTGGCAATTAAATGACCAGGATTAGCCTTTACAATTCTTTCAAGGTCAGACTTTAATGTAGGGACTCGTTCTAATCCCCTGTCCCAATAAGAATTCATCCAAGCTAAAGAAGATAATTCTCGTAGTTGACGATGACCCGGGGCATCTTTAGCTATTAATATAAAGTGCCAATATCTAATTCCATTTTCTCTTGTATCAGTAAGATATATCTCATTACCAAGTGTTATTTTAAAATTAGGATCTTCTTCACGAAGTTTTTTTGCTAAAATATTAACTTCTATTGAAGAGCTAAGAATTTCGTGATCGGTTATACTAATCCCAACCAATCCGATTTCTCTAGCTCTTTGTATAAGTAACTCAGGTCTGTTTATTGAGTCTAGTAAGCGAACGTTAGAGTAGTGCGTATGTGCATGAACCTCAAACCTTTTTCTCAAACCTAGAACCTCACTTTCATTAATATTATTTCTCATTTATATAATAATATTATATCATATTTTTTAATAAAAGTCAAGCGGGAGGTCAATGACCTCCCGCCTTTTCCTATGGTTAATTCTAACGCTTTTAACCAAGCAGAGATAATACTCCCTGATTAACTTGATTAGCCTGTGCAAGCATTGCCTGACCTGCTTGCTGAAGAATTTGCGCCTGTGAGAACTTAACCATTTCAGCAGCCATATCCGTGTCCCGGATTGTGCTTTCTGCCGCGGTAGTATTCTCAACAACATTATCCAGGTTCTTAATAGTATGCTCGAGCCTATTCTGGATTGCTCCAAGTTTAGATCTCCTAGCTGATACTAATTTAATTGCTGCCCCGATATTGTCAATAGCAGCTCTTGCAGTAGATGTAGTTTTTACACTTATATATCCACCAGTATCTCCTACAGCTCCGCCAGAGACAGAACCGATAGGAAGAATAGAACCAGCTTTTATATAAGATGTAGCATTATTTCCATCTGTTACAGTATCAATAGTAGCACCACTAATTTTTACGATTGAACCATTATCATTGACACCATAGTGTCTATTAGTTACAATCTCATTATGTGTAAAAGTATCATCTACTCCCACTCCAATAGCAGATGCAGTTATCGAATAAATATTTACCGATATTCTATTGTTACTTAAATTATCTGCGCCAACCTGGAGAGAGAAAGATAAACTTCCTTTCCAATCTGCAGTGGATTTGCCTCCAGCATTTCCATTTAACAGATACGTTTCGTTGAATTTAGTAGTTGTAGCAACTCTGTCAATTTCAGTAGAGAGCTGTGCAATTTCATTCTGCACATCAGCCTTATCAGAAGAAGACATTGTCCCATTTGCAGCCTTAACTGCTAACTCATTCATTCTCTGAAGCATATCGTGGACTTCTGTAAGAGCACCTTCCGCAGTTTGTACTGCACTGATGCCATCTTCAGCATTGGTTGAAGCCTGTGTAAGTGCTCTAACCTGTTTT